GTGAGCTGCCACTGCCTTACTATCATTGGCATACCTATGTATATCCAGGTGAGCTGCATCATCATCCGTTGGAGCTACCTGTACCAATTTACCCTCATTTAACATCTCGTTCTCCTTAGTAGCCTGCAATTCATCGGCAGTCTGGGGAATCATCCTATTGATTATATCGTGTTCCAATCCCACCATCTTGCCATGTTCCCTCAAAGCAAATCGCATATTGCTCTCAGGGATACCCTTTAGAAACACTAGAAACTTCTCAAAACTTAACAAATCCCTCAATCTCTTAGCCTCCAGCAATTTCTTACTTTCAATGCTAACATCAGGATCGGTCTTCATAATGATGTTCTCCCTAGTCAATGGTCTTAGCTTTACGCCATACGCACCCACGATACGCACTATCTTAGCATCAATGTCCTTCTTAAAATGCTTCTTGTACAATCCGTACCAGGCTAACCAGAACAGCTTCTCACTCCATCCCATTATCTTTGCAGACAAACTAAACCGAGCATCTGCCCTATTAGTCACCATTGTCAATTCTCCTAAAGTCCTCTTGTCACCAGGCATCATACCCTGTTGAATATCAGGAGTAGCAGTAGCCTGTTGCGCGCCTTTATCTAAAGTACTTAACATATAATCAATTAACCTAATATTAGGTTGAGGCTTGTTCATTGGCTGGATAACCTCTGATAAACTGCCCACGCCTGCTGCCGGAATGAATTTGTTAAAATCAAAGTTCAAATCGGCACGATTTCTTATTCGTTTCTCTGCATACACATACATTGGATACAAATCAGCTTTCTGTGCCTTCCTGCTTAAATTAATGATTTCACTCCTGGCCCTCTGCTTGTCCTCTACCAAATCAGCCACATTGGTTCCATCCCAATCATGTGCCATTGGAAATAATGCCCTCTTAATTATGGGTATCTTCCCACCATCTACTACCTTGTACTGTATCAATAAATCAAAAGAATTAGCCCATAAGGTCTGTACTAACTTACCATCAAAATGCGTATACCATTCAACTACCTCAAAGCTCTGGTTATCCCCCATACCATTCTTGCCCTCCCTACCTACTTGCGTCTGCCTTCCCTGTGCCTCATCCCTCTCCCTCTTGGCATCCTCTAGTACATCTGTTGCTAATCTCTTATCATCTCTAACCAAATCAACATTCATCGCACCCCCCAACTTGTCAAGCTCATACTTGCTTAATTCCAATAACCTGCCCAAATACCTGGCCGGTCTTAATCCCTTTATCTCTCCGTTCATGCTTTGAGCATCCGGATCCCTCAATAAGGTCAATGGATCTAATAGCTCCGGTACTGGTCGCTTCATCTCCCTGCTAAATTCCTGCATCCTTACATATCCATTACCAAAAAATACAGTGTCCCACATCCAGTAGTACTGCAATTGATCCATGCTCATCTCACTGTAGTCAAACTTCGCCAACATATTCAGATTCTCTGCCACTAGCTCATCCCCTGGCTCACGCCATAAAAACTCCACATTCATCTGGTCATCATATAAAGACGCTGCTAGCGTCTGTGTTATCGTAAATAACAACGGATCGCCCACTGCATCCGTCTGCCTTTTTTGGTTATTGTATAACTTTAACCTCTTTAGCCAGGTGGCTAGCTTCGGAGCCATGTAATCATTCGCCACCTCCCATTCCCCCTTTACCTGCTCCCTTAACTTCCCAAACTTCTCCTTGTCCATCTTCCCTGGTAATTTAGGCTCCTCATTAGAATACTTTTCCATCTAATTTGTTTAATAAAAAATATTTTTTAATATCTACCCCTCAAATAAATCGTCTGCTTCATCTCCCCTCAATAGACTACTCCCACCTTCTACTATCCTCCTGGGCTGTCCGTCTGTCTTTATCACTGTCCAGGTTCCAAAATCGTACTTCCTCAGTCGCTTCAACATCGCTGCCTCCCAATTACTAACCAAAACATACCCCATTCGTACCTTGTCTGATGACTTTTTAGCAAAATTACCAGCCTCCCCACCCAAAATTATGTCTTTTTCTATCTTTATTACTTTCATATCTCACATTTTAACTTATTATTTCACTTTTATAGAAATTAGTTACCCCAAATTACCCCAAATTACCCCTTCCTCTTACCCCCTAACTAAATGGATCGTCTACTATCGCCCCACCACTCGCCCTCCCACTATACTTCGGCTCACGATAGCGAGGCTCCATTAATAATATCCTGCCTAAATTCTCTATCAAATGATCGTTGGCATCCTGTGGCTTCTCCTTCGGATCCTTTAACTCACTCCCCCTACCACTCCACTCCTGCCACTGCCAATGCGTTACCTCCCATATAAACCTCTTGCATGTGTCAAATACATATAGCTCCGGTGGCTTCACCATTACCCCATTCTGTACCACATAGTTCAATGCACTCTTTATCCTCTGCACTGCATCTGTCCTTCTCTTGCTCCCTGCCTCATACTCCAATCCGTACTTGTCTGCTAACATGCTCGCCCAGCTTATCCCACTGTGCTTGTCCTCTATAAATGCACTAGGATCAATCAATCTCTCCTCCACCCCGTACCGGTCATCCTTCTCCTGTATCCGAGCCACTATCTCCTCCTTGTCACCATTCATGTATAACTCGTCTATCACATACTTTGTCCCCTCCCTGTCTATCGCTACCCATAACACTGCATCCTCATTCCTAGGATGTGGATCATACGCCTGGATTACATAATAATCCCCCCTGTCTATCGCCATCGGCCTTATTATGTGTACCTCACTCTTGAACATCTTGAATACTAACCCAATTAAATGTTGAAATTTACCAAATATCCTCGCCTGCTTGTCCTCCTCATCATACTGAGCTATCATGCTCAATATGTTCTCGTGCTTCAAAAACCCCCTCACACCATGCTCCTCACATGCATCCTCTACCTCTGCCGTTATCCAGTACCTCCCCTTCGCCTCCCTCTCCGGATCTGCTACAAATTCATCGTATAACCAAGCACTACCCATCAATGGTGTCGCAAATATCGCTATCACACCCCCTAACCTTGTCCTACTTACACTAGCCTTGTATATCGCCTTCGGAGGCGGCTCATCAAATAATACTATACCCACCGTTGCACTCTCAAATTCCTTTACATCCTGGTCATAAGTCATTACATCCCCACTCCACCCTGTGTCACTCTCCCAATGATAATTGTAGTTCTTCCCCTTCTTCTCTGCCTTCCACCTCCCCTTTGGAAATATCCTCTCCATCGCTGGCACTATCACCTCCCTCACCGTTGTCGGATCACTCACTAACCGAAATACCTTCGGATACCTCCAGTCCCTAAATATCTTCTGCTGAAACCACTTGCTCCCACATGGCCATATCAAATGCGCTAACATGCTTATCTCTACTGTTGTCTTCCCTACCCCATTAGCCGCACTGTAAAAACAGGTCTTGTACCTCCCACTACCAAAATTGTCCAGAAATTCACTCGTCTTCCCTATCGGTATGTAATACTTGTACCGAAAATTCTTTAGCCTCTCTAAATACGCTATCCTTAACTCCCTCAACCTTAATAACTTCTCTGCCCTCTCTGGATCTATTTCACTTTCATATAACTCACCACCATTCTTTACCCTCACTGGTACTGGCTTCTCAGCCTTTTTAACTTTTTTCTTTGTCCCCATTTAGTTTTGCCCTGGTTGCGAGAACCATATAAAATAAAATACATCTACCTCCTTTTTTCTTTGCCGGCACACCCACCCCCACCCCCTCCCAAGATCAAAAAATGTCCAGGAAAGAAAGAAAGAAAAAAAAATAATAATATAATTATGTAACATATTTACTCTTTGCCCTTTGATCCTGACCACTCAACGCTGAGAACATAAGCCAGGACTATATCGCTCAAATAACTACATATAATTACTCTTATACTTACTTATTACCTAATTCATAAATCGAGCTGTAATACCCCTAAAATCGATCAATCATCATTAATGACATCTATATCATCTTTATTATCTACATCTCTATGAAGCCCCAGTTCTTCTTCAAGCCTGATTATTTCCTGCTTGAGATCGTCATCACTTCTTCCGGCATAAAGGTTTAACACTATCTGGCGTTCCGGAGCATAAGCACCCTTCAACTTGTAACCCATATCTAAAGCCCTAGCCACTGCTTCCGTATCCATCCGTTGAGTTTCTAGTTCCCCTTTTCGGTATACTTTAACTTCTGCATTAAGTAGTTCTCTATGCTTAGAGGTCAATAGATCGTCTGGTAGGGCTTCTTTGAGCAATTGCTGAAATGATTTAGTATTGATAAGTTCCCCTGGTTTCTTTGCGTAATGCTCACTATATCCAGCCTTCCTAATCGCTGCACCCATTGAACTTGGATTTTCGGTAAAGTTTCGGATAATTAGCCTATGTTTAGCTCTGACAGTGGGAAATCGTTTTCGGGATTGTTTCGCATATTCGGAGGCTTTAGCTTTCTGTTCCTTTGATTTTTTCATAGAACATAATAATGTAATAAAGCAAGTTTAACATAATAATATAATTGAGGAGAAATCTATCCAGAGAAAAACTAGCCAATGGGATGATCGAGATCTTGGAAAAAGCAAAAAAAGATTTGACAATTGGGTAATAATGTTGTAATGTTCCTGTAACGCAATCGTTACTACATATAATTAATACAGAAAGGAGGATAAAAGCAAACCGATTTTAATTTAGATCAATAATAAGGGGGAAACAATGGACAACAAAAAATATTTTGGAATAATCAAGGTAGGATACAGTGCCGGATTGGTTGGATGCACGAATGAGTTTTTTGTCTGTATTTACACAGGCAAGGAGAAAATGGAGAGTTTTGGATTTAAGGGGATGTATGGGGTAGAGGACAGGGTAAGGGAGATAATGCAAGGGAGGGGTTACGAGTATTCATACATACCCAGTCAATTTGGGCAGATCAAGGGAAGGGATAAGAACTGGGTAGGGTTTTTAGATGAGAATGAGATCAAGGACATCAAGTTATATTAATTTTTTAGGAACGCACAAGATGAATATGGCATGGTGAGGTTTGTATTAAGGAACATTTAACTTATTATTTATTAAGGCAACAACAATGGAAGCAACAAATAACAGTAACAGATACGAGATAGCTTACAGCAATTTAATCAACGGCAACAGGGCAGAATGGAGAAGGGCATTACGGACAATGAGCAGGTTAGAGATATTAGCGTTAGTATTATGGATAGAGGAGAATACAGGGAAGGGGGCAATATGGGCGATAAACAACATAGCGAGGAGCATAGAATACGACCTGGAGCAGGCAAAAGTTATTCACAAATATAGGTAAGGCATAACAATTACCTATGGTGATGATTAGCGATAATCGTAACATAAAAGTAAGCACAATTGAATAACAAAGTTATACAAAAAGGGCTATTTTTCAGCTCTTTTTGTTTTTTAGGAAATAAAAAAACTTGTATTGAAGCCAGCAGAGCAAATTTCGAAATTTCGCATACATTTCGCTTTTAAGGCGAAATTTGAGAAGCACTGCACAGGGCTATTATAGAATATACAAATATATATAAATATATAAATATATATATATATGGATATATTATATTTAATAATACATAACATTTTAGGCATAAAAAAATAAAAATATATATATAGGGGTAGGGCGAAATAAAGAAATTTGAGCAAAAAAACGCTGGATAGTATTGATTGACAAAGACATTCAAATTTCGCACCCAAAGCGAAATTTGGCGAAATTTCGAAATACTGACCTATATTGCCTTTTCAAGTTTTGAGATAAAATAGACACGAAAGATTTTAGAATTGATCTCAAAATAGAGTAAAAGAGTTGCACGACTGAATGTATAAACAATTTGAACGGTTGACTAAGAACAGGTAAAGGCATAATATGGCGAATATGGGAAAGATCATTATAAAAAGGGTATTAATAAATATTTTAAAGGCAATAGGGATAATGCTATTGATCTTATTCTGGATACTGATGTGGGGGAATGGTGAGGGGCCAAGGGGTAGCAATAGACATTATTTGGATGTTAATGGCGTATATCAATGAGAGAGGAGGCATACAGGGAGAGGCTTGCAGGTAAGGGCTTGACTGCTCTGAAGAAGATCTTCTGGAAGTATAAGAGTGAATATGTTCGTAGATTAGCTGATGGTGTTTGCTTCACCTGTAAGACCAAGAAGCCCTGGAGAGAAACCTTCGCTGGCCACTTTTACCATAGTAAACGCTTCGATCTGGCCTATCATAGATATAATATCCAATGCCAATGCAATCGCTGTAATCGTATGTTAAGTGGCAATCTTAATGAGTTTGCCTACTACTTGGGTAAGAAATACGGCTGGCAAATCCTGGATGAATTGCACGACTTGAAACATCAGGTCAAAGAGAGGGTTAATCAAACATTGATCCGGCAAGTAATTAATGCCATCATTGAATATCGAAACCTGATAGACGAATTGAAAGAAAATTCAAAAGACGCTTGACTGCATTTCTCTTGTTAAGATATATTGTTATTAATGAAAAAGTGGGAAACGCAACAAAATTATTTCCAAGATCAGGGGACTAGATGGGGAGCTTAAACTAGCTTTATTTTTTACCTGCTTAGAACTTCGTTGCGATTTCCTTTAACAGGCTTAAATGGTTTAGCTCCCCATCTTATCCTTATTATGTTAAATAATGACATTAAATGAGCTAAAAAAGCAGTTTAATATACCACTAGAGGCTGAATTTCCTTTAGATACCGATAGATTGCCTTATCAGATAGAGGCTACCTTGGATGCCCTGGTTAAGATAATGCCGGAAGTCCCCAGGGAAAGTTTGCTCCTGGACTTGTTAATTAAGATTGCCCAGCTTTGCAGTCTTAGGCGTGTTAAATTGTCCATGAAGAACGGTCAGGAAATACCAGCCAACCTTTATGCCATTATCTTTATGCCCTC